GCTTTAATTCGATCTTCTAGTTCTTTACGTTTTTTATCAGATTCTGCTTTTTGTTTTCTATAGTTTCCTAAGATTTCAAAAGCACCACCACCTACTTTATCAGGTAACATACCACCTAATCTACTAGGTAAAGGTTTTAATTCAGCAAGTTGTTTCTTAGTAGCTTCTAAGTCAGCTTTAAGTTGTTCTTTTTCAGTTGATGGTGCTGGAGAAGCATTAGGATTAATTTTCTTAAGTTTAACACCTTCAGCAATAATATCTTCATAAGACATCTTTGCATTTTGTGGTTGAGCTTTAGCTCTTTCTACCCAATCTTTTTCAGCAGGTGCTAACGATTGTAATGTAGCTACTTTAGGAGCAGCTTCATTAGTAGGAGCAGCTGCAGTATTATCTGTAGTAGCAGCAGGAACTGCTTCTTCTTTAGTAGCACCAGTAATTATAGGAGCCCATTTAATACCATCTGTTTTAGCTTTTTCTTTAAGGTCTTTAACAAGTTGATCATGTTTAGTTTGAGCTTCAATAAGAGCTTTTCTAAAGTTATCTCTATCATCTTTAGAGATAGCTGTGTTAAGAGACATACGAAGACTCTTAATATCACTTTCTGAATCTTTAAGAAGGTCATTAGCAGCTTTTTCATTGAACTTAGTTTGATTAAAGATTTGTTTTTGAAGATCAAGATTATCTCTATTTTGATAATGTCTATCCATAATCTTATTTCTATCTTCTTTAATCTTAAGTTCAGCTTCTTTAGAGGCAAGCATAATTTGTTCTTTACCATTTAAAGCTCTATTGATATACTGTTCAATTCTTTCAGAACGTTCTTTAGGATCTGTAACAGCTTCTAAAGCTTGAGTAGGGAAACCTTGTGACTTTAAATCTAAAATCATAGCAGACCAAGCTCTATTACTTACGTCTTGATCTAAAGGATTAGCAGCTACAGCTTTTTTATAACCATAAGCAATACCAGCAGTTTGATCTATGAACTTATCTTGAACTGCTAGATGTTTAATTTGTTGGTCATACATAGATATCTTAGCATTATCAGCTACTTTAATAGCATCTTGATAAGCAAGTAAGTTACCATTTTGACGAAGCTTATCAGCAAATCTATACATAAAGTCTACTCGTTTTTGAGAGTCAGAATAGTCTTGATTTGCAGTTTTAAGTTGATCAAGAATAGGAGGATTCTTTTCTTCTTTTTTCTTTTCTTCAGCGACAGGAGCTTTAGCTTCAGGTGCAGCATTAGCAGCTGGAGCAGCAGCTTCTTCAGGTTTACCTGTGCTCATATAAGAAGGCATAGGTGTAGAAGTAGGTTCTGCACTTGTAGTACCTGTATTAAATGAAGGCATAGGTGTGCCATCAGCAGATCTAGTTGTAGGAGTAGCTTCTGTAGAAGCAGTAGGAACAGCTGTAGGAGCTGCTTTAGCTTTATCAGTTACAGTAGGAGTAGGAGTAGCCATTTGTTTAAGCTTCTCTTCAGCAGACATTTGTTCAAAGTCTTTTTGAGCTTTCATCAAAGAATCAAGCTTCATAGCTCCCATAGCAGCTTGTTGCTGTTGAATCTGAGAATCAGCATACTCTTTTTGTCTAGTGTACCAGGGGGTTAATTCACCAATCATTTAATACTCCTTAACCAAAGAAACCAGCTTGTGAGAGACCCACTGCACCAGCCATAATATTTTGTAAAGCTGCTGTTTGAGATACATCATTCTTGTTCTGTGCAAACTGATTAGCTTGAACACCAAGACTTGCGTTAGATACACCAGCTTGAGTACCTAAAGTACTTACATATTGGTTCCACCAGTTTTGTGCATTTTGTTGACCAAACTGATTTAAAGAAGCAAGAGTATTACCAGAAGCTAAGTTACCTGTAGCAGCTCTAGCTCTTGTAATTTCTTTAGCACCTTGTTCTTGTGAGAATTGATAACCAGGCATACCATAAACCATGTTAGGATTATTCATAAGTTGGTTAAGTTGAGTAGCAGCACCTGCTCTATATTGAGACCAAGGATCTGCATTTTGTTGAGCAGCCTTAGGATTTTCTGGTGGATTCATCATATTATAGATACCTGAACCAATTTGAGCTACATTACCAAGAGTACCTAATACTCCTTTAGTTCCTCCTTGCATTAAACCACCTAATGCTCCTGAAGATATAGCTGAGAAGGCTCCTTGACCTGCTGTAGTAATACCTGATGATAGACCTGCCATAGCTCCTGCTACAGCTTCAAATGTATTGCCAGTAGCTTGAGCTACCATTTGAATACCTGCTTCACCACCTCCATAAGCAGCAACAGCTTGTCTAATTTGGTCAACTCCCATTGTAGTTCCTGGAGCACCTGCAATGGTTGGGCTACTAAATAAACTACCTATACTATTATTACCATAGTTAAGAATACCACCACCATAACCAGCAACGTTCATGATACCGCCACCGATACCACCAGTAAGAGCACCCATACCAATGTCGCCACCCATAACTCCACTGACAACAGCACCCGTTAGTGCACCTCCGACTACGTCAGCTACAATTCCTGATCCAATAATCTCACCTACTACAGAAACACCCATAATTAGTCCTTTATTATTTTACCCACAATCATGTCTTCATCAACATACCCCATATGATGAAGTATTCTGGTAAAGTCTTTATTAAATTTAACATGCCAAAGAATCTTGGCTACTCCCATTGCTTTTAAATATTGTTCACAAAATTGAATCAATCTTACACCTACCATACCTTTACGATAGTCAGGATGTAAAAATATAAGATCATTACTAGCAAAGATGGAAGATTTATAATGAATATGTTTAGTTACAAAGAATATAGAATAACCTACTAATTTATCATCATCTCTGACAGTTAATAAGTAAGCTTGTTTACTTTCAATTAAATTTCTATACCTATCCCAGTCAGGATCTAAAGGTATATGTTCTTTGTTTAAAGCTATTTCTTCATAATGAAGTTTTAGTAAATCTTCTATCTCGTATCTTGCTTGGTCAAATCCTTCTACACCAAACTTAATCATCTTAGCTCCTAGGTTGAACCTGGATCTACGTCTACCTCACATGCTTGAAGTCTTAAAGGTTGGTTATCTGTACAGAAGAACTCATAAGCTCTTCGTCTAAATGAACCATTTTGATATGTAACACTTCGAGTTGCATTTAAATCTACATTACGGTATTGAGACCAGTTGTTATAATCATCATCAGTGTGTCTTATTCTGAGAGTAGCCCCAATCTTATCACCTACTATTTCTAACCTACCAATAAACTTACGTTTAGTAGAATTAGCATCTATAAGGTTTGTTCTAATACGATATTGAATAGGACCTGAATCATCAGTATAAGTATGCTCACTAATATTATACAACTTTCCGTCCAAATTGTCAAGTGTATAAGCTTCATTATTATAAGAAGCAAAGAATACACCATCTAATATTGTCTCTTTATTATCAACCAATGATGTCCAAATACACCATTGTTTAGATTTAATATCTAATACCAAAGTTAAATCATCATCTAATAAGTTAAGTATATAGAAATAATGTCCTGCTATCTTTAAAGAATAAGCTCTAACATTTTCTAAAGTAGATTGATTTAATATTCTTTCTACTGAAGCATCTGACATTTGTACAGGTTTAACACCATCTAGCATTAGAACAACTCTACCTGTATTTTTACCTACACCTACCCATACAACTGTTTGTTGCATATCTACAACAGAATCTCCATTAGCACACCCAAATTCCATACGGAATGTTTGGTTAGGTAATAAAGGTGAACCAATAGATGTACCAGCATCATAGAAAAACTCTGTAGACCATTGACCAAAAGCTACAAGATAGTTAAAATGTTTAGCTAAAGCTACACCTTTATCTGGTTCTGCTTCTGCAGTAATAAAGTTTAAAGCATCCCAATTATTAGGATTATTAGGTTCACTATTCCAAATCTTACCATCTTCTGTCATAATGAATGTGTAAGTATCAAAATAAGCTGCACCTGGTACTATAGTATCTGTAGGAAAACCATTAAGTAAAGCATAAGCTGTTGCAGCAATACCTGACCATTTTAGTGTAGCGGTACCATTAGTAAATGTATTACCTGTAGTATCAGTTGGTCCTGTTAGACCTGTAGTACCTGCTATTGTTACTGTATAAAGATTACCATTAAAGAAGATCTGATCATTAACAGCTACTGCTGTACTTGCTACCCAAGGAGTACCAATTGTAATAGAAGGAGCATAAGTATAGCCACTTCCTGGGTTAGTAATTGTAATACTATCTAAAGTATTTGGTGTAATAGTTGTATAGTCTACATGAGCACTAGAACCATCACCTGTAATAGTTGCTGTAGGTGGAGAAGTATAACCACTACCTGCATTAGTAACAGTAATACTTGAAATAGAACCGCTTGATACACCTAAAACAGCAGTTGCTCTAACTCCTCCTGATATTTGAGGATCAGAAAAAGTAATATTAGCATAAGTATAACCTGATCCAACTACGTCAATATGTACACTAGCTAAACTACCACCTGACATATTAGCCGTACCTGTAGCAGTTGTTCCTGATATAGGAGGTGTAAAAGTTACAGTAGGCACTGAATAGTATCCTGTACCACCTGTACTAATACTAACTACAGATACAACATCAGATGTAAGTTTCTTAAGAGTAGTTCCATCATATGTATAACCACTGTCACCTTTTTGTATAAACAAATAAAGATCATTTAATGTCTTAGAAAAATAGCAAGGGCTGGTAGGTCCTGTTAATGTACCAATAGTTGTAGTTGTAGTTAAATCTGTTTTATATACAGTATTATTAACTACAGCTATAATATGATCTTGAAATACATATAAACCTTGACCTTTGCCACCAGATCCAAAGGTTACTCCAGCATAAGCTAAACCTGGTCTTTTTTTAGCATAAATAGTATTACCATCTGCTTCTGCATAACAGTTAACCATTTTAGAGCCTTTATTCGTTGAGCTTGATCTAAACTCAATCGGATAAGACATAGGGAGTCTAAGGGTCTCAGACATTATCTAAACCTTTGTACTTGTGCTCTAATATCAGGTTGGAAGAATGTAGAAGCATACTCTACATCCCATGCCATTAATCTTTGTTTATATTGTTCTGCTCTTTGAATTAAACCACCAAGCCTATCAGTAGGTAAACCATAGTCTGCTCCTAATTCTGAAGCTAGACCCCAACGTAAACATTGATACCATTCTGATGGAAAATCAAATGTTTGATTAGCTGAAGTAATATCTTCAATAGGACGTTGTACAGTCATATGTAATTCATATGTAGTTGATGTACTTGCATTAGGTGTTAAGAATACTTTAACTGTACCATTTAAAACTGATGGTTTATAAAATACAGAATTTACTGTACCTGTATTATACTTAGATCCTAAGATGTTATATTCTTGTTCTGAAAGAATAGACATAGGTAAGTCAATATAAGTATTTAAAAGAGAATCAACAGTTACAGTTGCTGGTGTAACAAAAGTACCACCAGACATTGTTAAAACATCTCCTACTGTATAGTTACTACCACCCGCATTAGAAAGAAGAGCTGATGTAACAGTTGTTCCACTATATGTTAAATTAAATTGTGCACCTGAACCAGATCCACCAGTACAGCTTACAGGATTAGTAGGTTGTACTGTATAACCTGAGCCCCCTGAAAGTAAAGATACTTTTGCAACTTGATTAGTAGTATTAGATATATTTCTTAAGAAAGCTTGAATAAGTCTTAAAGGCTTATTAGTAACTAAATCATTAGTAGCTGCAGGTCCTATG